TACCGGGCGCTGCTAGAAGATGGCAAAACGTATACGTTGGTCCAAGCAAACAAATTGGTTGAGGATTTCCTCAAAAGGAAGGTGGAGTAAACCATGGCAGGCGGAACGTTTACGGCTATGAATAAAGTTCGTCCTGGCGTGTATGTGAACTTCGTCAGCGAAGGATCCGCGCTCGGCACGCTCGGGGCGCGCGGTGTGGCCACCATGGCCTTGTCGCTCGGCTGGGGCGATCCGAAGAAGATCATCACCTTGTCGGCTGGCGAAGACACCACTGCGAAGCTGGGGTACGCCATCACGGCTTCCCAAATGTTGCTGATTCGGGAAGTGCTCAAGCGGGCCAAAACGCTGCTTTTGTATCGGTTAAATACCGGCACGAAAGCTACCGTCACGACCGGGAACTTGACGGCGACGGCTAAGTACGGCGGACTGCGGGGCAACGATATCACGATCGTCATCCAGACGAACGTGGACGATACGGATTTGTTCGACGTCATCACGAAGTTGTCCGGCACGCAAGTCGATTTGCAGACGGTTGCTGATATTTCCGGGCTCGAAGCTAACGATTGGGTGGTATTCAGCGGTGCCGGCGCGCTGGCTAACACGGCAGGGGCGCCGCTCATTTCCGGCGCGGATGGGTCGATAACGAATCAGGATCACTCGGATTATCTGGCTGCTGTGGAGTTGTATGATTTCAATACGGCCACTTACACCGGGACGGATTCCACGCTGAAAGGCGTGTATACCGCATTCGCGAAGCGATTGCGCGAAGACGAAGGCAAGAAGATTCAAGCGGTGATGGAAAACTACACCACGGCCGACGACGAGGGCGTGATCAGCGTCAAGAACGGTGTGATCCTTTCCGATGGAACGACGCTGACGGCGGCACAGACTTGCGCCTGGGTGGCCGGCGCAACGGCAGCAGCACAGATGAACCAGTCGCTGACCTACGACGCCTACGACGACGCGGTGGATGTCTCTCCGCGTTACACGAACAGCCAGATCATTACGGCATTGCAGGCGGGCGAGTTCCTGTTCACGCCTTCCGACGGCAAAGCGGTGGTCGAGCAGGACATCAATAGCCTGACTTCGTTCACGGCAGATAAAGACAAGCGGTTCGCCAAGAACCGGGTGCTGCGGGTGTTGGATGGAATCAACAACGATTTCGTTCGGATCTTCAGCTCGTTTTATCTCGGAAAAGTCAACAACAATGCGGACGGGCGGAATTTGCTGAAAAATGAATGCGTCAATTACTTGAATGGGATTCAAAACATCGCTGCGATCCAAGATTTCGATTCGCAGACCGATATCACCGTTTCGCCGGTCGATGGCCAGTCGGAAGCCGTGTATATCGAGGCGCAGATCGTACCGGTGGATTCGGTCGAGAAAATGTATGTCAAAGTCACAATGAAAGGAGAGTAATCCACCATGCCTTTTTTGGATCCGAATAATACGATCAGCGGGAAAACAGCGAAGGCTTTTGCAGTGATTGACGGGCGTGTCGAGGAATTGTTCTATGCTAAGAAGCTGGAAGCGAAGATCGAGAAAAAGAAAACCGACGTCCCGGTATTGGGCAAGACGAACGTCGGGAAAAAGTCGTCTGGTTGGAACGGCACAGGTACGCTGACGGTTTATTACATGACGAGCCTGTTCCGGAACCTGATGCTGCAATACATCAAGACCGGTCGCGACTTTGAATTTGATCTTCAGGTCACAAACGACGATCCTGCTTCATCGATCGGCCAGCAAACCGCGATCCTGAAGAATTGCAACCTGGATAGTGTGACGGCGGTCATGTTCGACTCGACGAGCGACGACATGATGGAAGAGGAAATGCCGTTCACGTTCGACGATTACGATCTCCAGGATCAGTTCACGGCACCGGCTTAATCAATGGGCGCCTCGTAACAGGGGCGCTTAACCTATACCAACTATAGAAGGGAAGATTTTACTCATGCTTAACTTGAATTTGAAGGTAATCAATGTAAACGAAACAACCAGTGAAAACGGAAAAACGGTCACGGTAGCTTTGGGCTACGTTGCAAATTCTGAACAACAGGGTCCGGGCCACGCGATGCCAGGCATGTCCTTCGGGATTAATGTGTCGGATAAACCGGACGAAGTGGAATTTTTTAAGGCGAATGTCGGCCACGTCGTTGTCGTTCCATTGGACATTAATACCGTAACTGTTATTCAATAGCCTTTTCTTAGGCGCCTCATAACAGGGGCGCCTAACCTATTCCAAACTCGAAAGGGGAAAATGAAATGAGTACACTTCAAGATTTTTTGAATGCCAATCCGATTGATGGCTTGATGGATGAGGTTGCGGTTTCCGAACGATTCAAGGATAAAGGCGGCAAACTGTTGAAATTTAAGATCAAGGCTATGGATGGGGATCGATTTGAGGAGATCCGCAAGAAGTCGTTGACGATCAAAGCCAAGGGCCGTAAGGGCAGCGTTGAATTGGATATGCAGAAGTTCAATTCAGCGATCGTCATTGAATTTACGCTCGATCCGGATTTCAAGGATGCGGCAAGTATCCAGAAAGCAGGCTGCATTAACCCTGAGCAGTATTTGAAGAAGGTGCTTTTACCCGGGGAGATCGACGAGCTGTCCGGTCGTATTCAAAAGCTATCCGGGTACGATCAGGGGATGGATGAGCTGGTTGAAGAAGCAAAAAACTAATTCGGGAGGGTGATTCAGATGCGAACTATGCGTATTATGCCCTCCACAAATTCCACAAATGGCCAAGCGAATTCCTAACTTTGTCACGGGAAGAAAAAGCCTTTGTCATCGCTGCGATTGACGAACGACTGGCAGCTGAAAAGAAAGCCGAATCGAAACTTAAATAACCCTCCCTGCGTAGTGTGTGGTAAACTATGGGTAAAATCACCTGCGCAGGGAGGGTTATTTAGTGGGTACTGTCATTATTGTTCTCGTTGTAGTCGGAATAGCGGGTGCATTCGTTTGGATGGCGGGATTAGCGATATTCGCAATGTTCAGAAAGCCGATAGAGTGCCCAGCTTGCGGGCGCAAAATCAGAATTGTTGAGAAATCTGCAAAGTGCTACAAATGTAAAACAAAGCTTTTCAAGCATTCTGATGGGAACTATATGATGAGAACTTAATATTGAATGTTCCAAGCATCCTCAGCGGGGGTGCTTTTTATTTAATTTGAAAGTAGGTGCGGCCGTGGCGACTGTCACATCTTCGTTGAAGCTATACGATGCGATGACACAGCCTTTGAGGGGTATCATTCAAAGTATGAACTTGATGCTCTCGACAATGCAGCAAATGCAAGCCACTGCTAACGATAACGAGGCAGTTAGTAAATCGCTTGCGGCGACGAAGGTAGCTGTCACAAGTGCAGAGGTCGGACTAAGAGCCGCAATTGAAGAGACGACGGCTGCCCAACTGCGAATGAACGAGGCCGCGAAAAAGCAACCAGTTCCGCCTGCGTTACCATCCTTAATGCCACCTGCGATATCAGCTATGATCCCGCCAACTAAACCATCGCATGAACCGCCGTCCCCGGTGCAATGGGAAGGTCGACAAGCCCTTACTGTTTTTCAATCGACAGGCTTAGAGCGCACGCTGGAAGAGATGAATTCAGCCAAAAGGTTAATGGGGGAATTAACTGCGGCGAAAGATCGAATGGAAATTACTGATACGAAGTTCTTGCCTCCTGAAACGTTGCAAGATATTGAAATGATGAATCAGCGTACCTCTCGGTTGAGTGAGCTACTTCAACAGGCCGAACGGGTTAAAGAACGACTTGGGAAACGCGCACCAGTGGAAGCCTTTTCCACAGTAAATGCTTCTATCGAAAGCATTCGAGAAGAACTGAATGAAGCGCTCCATGCGCAGAATCAGTTGAACCAAGCGATGAAGTCCGGGGATTTATCAGATGTAAATATCGCCTATCGCCAGTTGGGTCAGAGTGTTCGTTCAACGGAAAGCGAACTCCGCAAAACTATTGAAGGGCAGAATCGGTTTAATGAGTCTATAAAGCGGGGAGAATCCTCTTTCCGTGGGTTCGGCGCCGCGATTATTGTGTTGAATCAAGGCTTGGAGCTTGCCCAAAAATTGTGGGACAAGATTAATCAAACCATGACCTTTTCAGATAAAATCTCTTCAGCCAACGCTAGACTGGCAATGGTTACGGATAATACCCAGACTCAGTTAGAACTTCAACAAAAAGTGCTGGAAACAGCCGATAGGACGAGAGCCAGTTATACCGCAACTGCAGATTTGATGACTAAGCTGGGAATGGGTACAGAAGGAGTATTTAAAAATAACGCCGCTATGCTGAGCTTCGTTGATAAATTTAACAAATCCCTTGTCATCAGTGGGGCCACGGCAACCGACACTGAAAATGCCATTCTGCAGATGTCCCAAGCCCTCGGAAGCGGCAGACTACAGGGGGACGAGCTGCGATCCCTAAGTGAGACGGCCCCTGCACTCATGAAGATTCTCGCAGACGGCTTGGGTGTGGCGCGAGGAGAATTGAAGCAGATGGGCGCAGCCGGGACGTTGACAGCAGATAAAATCGTCCAAGCCTTTGAGAATCAGCAAAAGCAA